GAACTCCTTATGAACTTGTTGATGTTTGTGGAAATATTTACAATCGTTTAGTTATTTTTAGTGGTGGTTGTATTCATTCCGCCTCAGAGTATTTTGGTTCTAGTTTAGAGGACTGTCGCTTGTGGCATATGTTTTTCTTTGACTCAGAAGTGACTTGACAAGATCGCAAAACTCTCCTATAATATCAAGGTCTTCAATTTCTTCGTAGCTTTGAGAATGAAGACCTTCTCTGTGGTGGGAGAGGTAAATGGTGGTATAATAAGAGGAGAGAAATCTCCTCTTTTTTCTTATATAAATTAATAATAAAATAAATTTAAACTATGAACTTTACTGTATATTCAAAATCAGAGTGCCCTTATTGCTACAAGGTCAAACAAGTTTTAGAGTTGACTGGAAGTAACTTTATAGTGTATAATTTAGGAGAAGATTTTACTAGAGAAGAATTCACAACAGAATTTGGACCTAGCGCAACATTTCCTCAAGTTCTTTGTGAAGGCGAAAAACTTGGTGGATGCACAGATACAATTAAATTCTTAAAAGAGAAGCAAATTGTCTAAGATAAAGATAAATAATACAGACCACAGAAATCGTGGTGTTGAAGTTCTACTATATGGAGGAAGAAAGCAAGCCCACCCTTTCCATATTATCTTTGAGAAGATGGTATGCTTTCTGAATCGGGAAGTTACCATTCATTTTGAGTTTTTCTTTTCTATGAGAAAAAAAGTAATCTCCCGGAGAAAAAAAGATGCTAGCAATTAGTTTAGTTTTTGGTTCATTTTTAGTTGTTCTATTTTTTATTCTTGGGGTCGTGCTTGGATGGGTTGCTAGAGAATATATGATGGAACATCATGATAAACCAAAACTACATCCAGAGTTTTTTGATCAACACGGTAATGTAATTCCCGATGAAGTAGTTGCCGTAACCTTTCAAGAAGGATTGTTTGATTATGATGATGAAGAAGAGGATGAAGATTAATATTATAAATTAACTTATAGAAAACTTTATTTTTAATTTTTATGACTACAAAACCGACTGTGACTAAGAAATCAACAACTACTAAAACTGTAAAGGCAACTGCTCCAAAAACAAAGGCAGTAACGGAAACAATTCCCGATCTTCCCACTAATCCCTTTGTATTTGAGATCTTGAATGTAGTTTGTAAGCAGAGATCTAATGCTAAGAAGGTAGAAGCTCTTAGAAAATATGAGCATCCTTGTTTAAAATCTCTTTTTATTTGGAACTTTGATGAGAGTATAATTTCTATGCTTCCACCTGGTGATGTTCCTTATGCTGGACTTGATGAACAGAATTCTTTTTCTGGAACTCTAGGTGAAAAGATTGGAGATGCTGTTTCCAAGATGCAAGAGCTTGGTAGCAATTCACTTGGGTCTCAGGATCAAGGACGCTCTTCAATTCGTAAAGAATACACCAAGTTTTATAATTTTGTAAAAGGTGGTAATGATGGTCTAAGTTCTCTTCGTAGAGAAACTATGTTTATCAATATTTTGCAGGGACTGCACCCACTTGAGGCAGAAATTCTTATTCTTGTTAAGGATAAGAAACTGCAAACAAAATATAAAATCACACAAGAAATTGTCGCTGAGGCATATCCTGATGTTAAGTGGGGGGGACGTTCGTAAATATGAGTAAACTTCGTGATGTTGTAGAAAGAGCACAAAGTACAGATAAGCATATGGAACATTGGACACCAGCAGAAAAGGAAACTTGTAAATCACGCTATGGTTGTGATATCTTAATTCAAGATGGATCCTATGCTGAGGTCTGTATTAAGGATGTACCAAACGATGCTTATATTGTTAAGTATATGGTAGATGATAAGATTTGTTTTGATCTTACAAGAGGAACAAGAATTCGTTTGTTTGATATGTACTGGGATAAGTTTCGTGAAAACTTAAAGAGTATTGACTGGGGATATGGTAGACATAATCCTAAGACTTGGGGCTACAAGTCTCCCGAAAAGAAAAAGCGAAAGTGATTTCCCAGATCGGGTAAAAAAATCTCCGGTAAATTTTCTCACGCGAAGGTTTTTTTAATCTTCGCTTTTTTAGTATCAGACTGATACGCTTTTTGTATCTATTGCTACTTTTTGAGTTTTATGCTACTATATACATTACGTTCATCCAGAAAATCTGGACGCAAGTAGGACGGCGGAACGGAGTCGTTCATTCGCTATTCGCAAATAGCGAACGCAAACCGCCCGAAGGAACGGGATTAACAATCTCATTCTGGAGGAAATCCTAATGTCTAAAGTCGTTTATCGTGGTGTTGAATACGACACCGAAGTTCGTCGCCAGCAACAGCAGGTACAACAGCAACCCCAACAGTATAACGAAACCTATCGTGGAGTTAAGTTTGTAAAGGAGTCAAAGTGATGAAAAAACTTAATTTCTTACAACTTATCAAAGATCAAAAACAAAAAGAAGATCGTCGTCATCAAGCACAACTAGCACAACTAATTGGTGGAAAGTGATGGGACCTTTATCCATTATTTTTCAACTTACAACTGTCTCCGCTTTTACTATAGTTTTGTTATCAATTTATATTCAATTGCTGTATAAGTAATGGACTACCATCATCATTATGATGATATGGATAAAGATAGTCGAGAACCTGCCTGCTATTTACTTACCTATCGGGGATGTAAATATTGGTCTTGTTATCGAATTCATTTATTGGAATGGTTTGAACAAATCTTTAAAATAGATAGAGAGGATTGACTAATCCTCTCTTTTTTTGTATAATACCTTGGAGATGCACTATAGTATGGACAAAGAGAAACTGAAATTAATCATCAGAAATTTGGAATTACTAGTTGATTCTCTCAAAGCAGAAGTTTATTCAGACGTTCAGGCATACAAGTATGATGACGTTAAACCAATGCATTTAGACTACGATGAAGTTTTTGAGGACAGTGATTTAAATGACTGATAGAGCACGAAAATTAGTAAAATTACTTAGCAGACTTGTAAAGCAAGAACATTTATATAGTGATGAGCAGTTGATAGATATGAAAAAACAATTGCGAGTGATTAAAGAAGAACTTGCAGAAATGGAAGCAAAAACATCAAAAGGATTTGGTAAAAAATGACAGTAAGACTTATTAGCGTTACGCCAGATGCAGAAAAGACTATGGCATATGTTGCTAGAGTTTCTAATCCTGCTAATCAGGATTCGGATAACTATGCGGGTCTTCTGAAATATTGTATCAAGCATAATCACTGGTCTGTGTTTGAGCAATCTTTTATGAGTCTTGAAATTGAGACTACAAGAGGAATTGCCGCACAGATTCTTCGCCACCGTTCTTTTACATTCCAAGAGTTTTCGCAGCGTTATGCTGATACAAATCTTTTAGCAGATCATATTCCTGTTCCAGAACTTCGTAGACAAGATACAAAGAACCGCCAGAACTCAATTGATGACCTTGGAGACTATGTAAAACTTGGTCTTCAAACAGAAATCGCAGAGCATTTTAAGGCGTCTATGAACCTCTACAAGCGCCTTCTGGACCAGGGAGTAGCAAAGGAGTGTGCGAGGTTTGTATTGCCCTTAGCGACGCCTACAAGGATCTATATGACGGGTTCTTGTCGTAGCTGGATAACATACATCGCTCTTCGTGAAAAATCAGGAACTCAAAAAGAACATATGGATATTGCGAAAGAGTGTAAAAAAGTGTTTTCGGAACAGTTTCCTATTTGTTATGAAGCATTGGGTGGTGAAACAGACTGGAACATTTAATCTAAATAAATTATCTTGATTTTATAACAATGCCAACGTACCCCATAGTGAATACAAAAACTGGTGAACAAAAAGAAGTGGAAATGAGTATCCACGCTTGGGACCAGTGGAAAAAAGATAATCCAGATTGGACTCGTGATTGGTCTGACCCATCAACGTGCCCTCAACCTGGAGAAGTTGGAGAATGGCGTAATAAGCTTATCTCCAAACACCCTTCGTGGAATCAAGTTTTAGAGAATGCCAGTAAAGCACCCAAATCAACTGTAAAGAAACTCTAATGGCCAGAAGAAAAAGGACGAACGACCAACCAATTGGCGTTGGTTTAACAACCCGTCAGATGAAGCGTAGAAAACCTTTAAGTTCCGAATATCTTGTAGATATTGACCCACTTACAGACAATCAAAGACGTTTATATGATTCTTATAAAGAACAAAAACATCTTGTCGCTTATGGATGTTCGGGAACAGGTAAAACTTTCATCACTCTCTATAATGCTCTTAGAGAAGTTTTAGATGAAAGAAGCCCCTATGAGAGAGTTTATATCGTTCGTTCTTTAGTTGCGACTCGTGAGATTGGATTTCTTCCAGGTTCTCACGATGATAAGGCAGATATTTACCAGATTCCTTATAAGAATATGGTGAAGTATATGTTCCAGATGCCTTCTGATGCTGACTTTGAGATGCTCTATGGAAATCTCAAAGCACAGGAGACAATTAAGTTCTGGAGCACTTCTTTCCTTCGTGGAACTACATTAGACAATGCGATTGTAATTGTGGATGAATTCCAAAACTTGAATTTCCACGAACTTGATTCAATTATCACTCGTATTGGTGAAAATTCTAGGATTATGTTTTGTGGTGATGCGTCTCAATCAGACCTCGTGAAGACAAATGAGCGTAATGGAATTGTAGATTTTATGACGGTATTGCGTAAAATGCCTTCTTTTGATATAATTGAGTTTGGTATTGAAGATATAGTCCGTTCTGGTCTTGTTCGTGAATATCTAGTTGCAAAAATGGATTCTGGTTTTTAATGTTTAATCATATTGATATTAATCTCCCTCAGTTGGAGCGTGAAACTATTGACGGTGTAAGGTATTACAAAGTTCCAGATGAGGAAGAATTTCTCAGACTAGTTTCAATTACTTCGGTTACAAGTCATAAAAATCGCCAGTTTTTTGAGAACTGGCGAAAAAAGGTTGGTGAAGAAGAAGCAGAGAAAATCACAAAGCAAGCAACAAGTCGGGGAACTGACTTTCACACTCTTGCCGAGAACTATTTTTTCAACCGAGAACTTCCCCCAGTCCAAACACTTTCAGAATTCTTATTCAAGATTTCAAAAGGAACTCTAGACCGTATAA